GTCAGTTGGGTGACCGTAACTAAGTCCCCGGTCTTGGTATAAGTCTGTAGCTGTCTGAAGGATTTCTGCATGCTTCATACTCTGACCTGATCAAGCTGCTGATAGTGCTTGCGAACTGCCTTGCGTCCTACAATGTAGCCGTCTCTGTGGCCTATTTTGTACCCCAGAAAGAACATCCCGAAACATAAGCCCAGGATGATTAACTGTAATAAACTCATATTGCTCCCTTTTGCCAGATTCTCTGGCTTCTTGGGATAAGAATGACATAACTAGGAGACAGAACCGCGATCATTTACATAACGAAACGGTAACAATTCTGCCTCATCAACGGCATCATCGATGGTCCGCTTTATATCGTTATCTAGATCGTCCATACCTGCGGCCATGAACTTGGAAAGTCCCATCCTTTTCGATGTAGATCAGATCAACCTGGACATTCTTACCATTCTCGGTAACTATGGCGAATGCCTGTTGCCAATTAGGCGTAGAGACGTATTTAGCCTGTTTTAAGTCCATTGCGTGTCCTACTTCAACTCCATGCAGAACACGTCTTAAAACCCCGTTAGAAGCCTCAGAATGGGCACTTCTACCCGCTCTGTGTGTGTGTCCCATAATAACATTCTGGCCATGCCGTTTCGCCTGATTTAAGGCAGATAGTCCAGGATTAGGATTAAGCCCACCAAGATCACCATGGATAGCAATCCAGCCTTTAGCGATAGGCATCGGGTCTTTCCAAAACTTAACATCCATTTCATCAAGTTTAAGAAACTTTTCAAACCGTAGTTCTGGCAATGATAGGAATGCTGGAATCTTCTTCATAATGACTTTATACAATCGATCCGTATGATTTGACCGCACCATATGGGCTTCCTTGGAATACTCAAATAGCGACCAAAGAACATCGACTGTTCGATCGCGATCCTCAGCTAGTGTCTGCTCGTACCAGCCCGGTGTATTTTCTGTCCATCGGCTGATTTGTGGGAGATCGATTTCATCTCCGATAGTAACGACAGCATCGGGCCGAAACGCTTTAATAAATATGCTGAGATTGCGTACAACATGTGAATCTTCGTAGGGACATTGCAAGTCTGGAATGACCACCGTTTTTTTCATCAGTCCTCATCATCTTCATCTTCATAAGTGTGCGGAATTAGATCAGGCTTAGGGATGATCCAGTCTGGATAGGCCGATGGCTCAACTATTACTGCAAGGGCTAAATCAACTTCGAAACCAGCGCGGCGAAGCGCTCTATACATTTCCTGGAGACTAATAGCCCAGGCATCAAGAGCTGTATATGTGTCGAGATCAATAACCTTTTTACGAGCCATAAGATTATTGTGACTTATCGCAAAGGATTTCGTAGATTTTGTCAACGCGTGTCTCTAAACGATTTACCGCATCTTTCATCGATGAACCGCTATTCGGCTTCAACTCCGCTAAATAGTGTTTGATCATAAAGTTGAGCATGGCAGTTACACCACCCAGAACCGTCACGATCGCTACTGCAAGTGCAGCATAATCCTGTGCGGTCATTTTTTAGGAGTGGCATATCCAAATACGCCTGCAACGATCGAGCCTAGGATTGCCCGGTAATCCAAAGCAAAGTTAGAAGTAGTTCCCCATACTGCAAGGAACGCGCCAATAGAGATTATTGCTGGGTGCTTCATATTCATTTAGTTTCTCCTAATAGTGGGATTTTAAAGAACGAGCCATCCTCATCACCTTTCTTAGTGAAAGAGATATGGCAATGATGGTTGTGCGGATTGCTTCCCGTATATTTTCTCCAGCGCCAGCCCAAGCGAGATGATGCGATTCTGCCTTTAAATATGACGTAAGCAATTCGCTTCTCTCCAGACTTTGCAGCGAGTCGAATCTGATCTGCAATATCGGGCATGAGGTCGGGCTTGCCGTTCTTATGGACATCTGCATCAACATCGATTGCTCTGACAACCATCCCAGCCTTTGGATCAGGATTATGGTCGCTAGGACGCGCTGAATGGCGTGTATCGCCAATCCATCCATCGGAACGCCGATCACGATCTGGGAAGGTGTCATCAAACTGTTCCCTTAACTGTTGACCAGCTTTACAAAGAGTTGGTTTCATCCAAGTAATACATCGGCTTCTTCAGCAGTAATTCCTAAACGATCAAGAAGTTCAGATTTAGAAGTTTGCTTGGCTTGAGCGGCTTTAGTTTGTTTAATTTTCTCCGCTTTATCAGCTTCTAATTGCGCCAATTCATCGGCTGTCAATTCCACCTCAGAAACTTCGCCCGTTGCGACATTATGTACTAATTTGATTGTCATTATTTAACTCCATATAGTTTGTATGAACCGCTGCTGAATGTGTAACCAGTTTGTGTTGAGAAAGTAATTCTGTCAACCGCTGTTGAATCTGTGCTAAAACCTGTCCAATAAACAGCGGTTTCGTTTGCATTTGAGTTTTGACCACAGATATTTCCAAAGATATCTCGGCGGTTTTTAACAACCGCATAATCAGGAATAGTTAAATAGATACTATTTTTTCCAGTTCTAACCATGGTTACTCCGCCCCATAGGATCAAACGATCAGCGCTGCCTGCTCCATAAAATGAAGAAGAAGATCCATTAGTATTTGTGCCTTGAGCAACGGTTGTGTAAATTGAAGTAGAAAGGTTATTTAATCTAAGTTTAAAATAATCGTCGCTTGTGCCCCAATTTGCGTCAATAATCTCTAACACTAAGTTGTTGTAACTGGCCGAGATAGAAGTTAAATCCAATGATGTCCCTGAAAGGGTTCCCGACGCTAAAACTGTCATTCCGCCACTACTAGCAGGTGCAGCCCATTTCATTCCAGTTGCTTCCCCGCTATCGGCTGTCAAAATTGTATTGTTAGCGCCGATTGTTAATTTTGAAAAAGTATCTGCCCCGGTACCTGCAATTAAATCACCTTTGGCATCAATAGCCGTAGCCATTGAATTCGTAACTGTTACATTTCCAGAAGTTCCGCCGCCTGAAATACCAGTTCCAGCAGTAACTTCTGTTATGTCTCCTACCTGAGGGGTTGACCAGGTGTAATCAAGGTCTGCTCCTGATGCCTTAGCTAGTACTTGGCCCGTAGTTCCGCCTTTAAGATCAATTAAGGCTGTATCTATGTCCTGACCAAGTGCAGCAATGGCGGTCGCGCCATCCTTTACTAGGTCGGTTGATTGAGGAATATCCCAACCAAAGTTAGTAGTTGTTGTTGCCATTACGCTACTGCTCCTATCGCATTAAGCCATGTAAGGGTTGGACTTAGAGTATTCCAAGTTTCTGTTGCATTTACCTGCTCCCATTTTACCGCAACTTGGGAGAAGTTTATTGGAGAAGCGTTGAAAGTCACGCTTAGGTTGTTTAGGCTTGCTCGGAATGTCCAGCCCTCGATGTAGCCTTGGAACGAACCATCATTGATATTACCAGGAAGATTCTGAATCCAGACTGGTTGCCCTAGGAATATGTTAATTAAGGCATCCCGATCAGAATTATCAATCTCAGGGTTTCCAAGTACAAAAGTAATCCTTTCAAACTTGGCATAAGGAAAGGCTCTTAGTGCGATATATCTATCGGCTAAGTCTTCAGCATCTACTGTATGTCTAATTCGAGATGTGTACTGCTCGGCATAAACGCCAAAAAGAATTTGGCTCTCTGCATCGGTAGCGGTATAAGTCTGATTTCCACTATTGCCATAAGTAATTGTAAAGCTATTGCGTAAGTCTCCAGCGCGAGTAGTAGCTGCTAAACCTAAACCGTTAGCGTGGTTGGCATCTAAAGTCGTGTATCCGTTATTGGCTAAGTAATCTTGCCTATGTGTTGAATCGGCATATCCGATCCTGCCATCTGCATCCTCGTATAACACTCCAAAAGCGGAATTAGCGATAGCAGTGCATAATGAGTAAAGGTCTGTATCTGAAGAAGACCGGGCTATGAGCTCGTAATTTCCTGGCTGGTCAATCTCGCCTAATCCTACGTTTACTGCATTTGCCCACGTTTCGGTGGGATTGTAACTTGACCACGTTGTCGCTGGCGGAACGTCATTCCATGATCCTAATAGGTAGCCATTAAGCAAGGTGTAAATCTGATCCCCGTCAAAGTCTTGAGATAAGACTCCAGGATCGATAATGCGAGGAAGTTTAGATAATGCTCCTAGGGCTGTAACAGTTGCAGTAGTTGTATAACCTAAATTTCCAGCTTGATTAACCGCAATAGTAAAATCAGAAATAAAGCCGCCAAAGATAGGAATATAAGTTCCAACCGAATTAGTAACTTCTATTGTAATTCCAGTCCCGACGGTAAAGTTATAGCTTGAGTTATCAAGATTCATTAACTGCACTTGGCAATAGCCTGCAATCGGTTGGGAA